ATCTTTTGTAGCTTAAGTTGTGCTGTTTTAATACTAGGCTGTTTCTTTGCTTTCTCCATGGTTCTCCTTTTATTGAGTATTAATCACCTTCAGCAAGGTTAAACATAGACCGATACATGGAACGACGCAAATATTTTTCTGCAGCATTGATCTTTTGGTGATAGACGGAGATGTTGTCAGGCACTTTTTCTACATGCATGGGAGCTATAGTTTGCCACCACTGTCCGGAGCTATGGGTAACTCTTAACTTTAATGCAAGATCACCATGCTCATTGCCGAGCTCAAAAAAATTAGCTGCAATACCAAGTTCATCAAGAATGGGCAGTGTAATTTCAAGCATATCTTCAATAGTAGCAAACTTGCTTCTATTGGCGGTACCGCCTTTTATGATAGCACCAAAAGCAGCCATAGCTTTAGCCATAGCAGCAGCAAGTTCACCGGTCTGGTCTGAGCACATTGGTTCATGAAAGAAGCAAGCGTAGCGGCCAACTTGTGGTCGTATTGAGTCATCTATCTTTGTTGTAATAGCCTTATTGCCATCAACCATGGCACGACCCATACCATTAAAACGTTCAGTGAGTTTATCGTTGGCTGTGATAAGATATTCTATCTGTTGCTGTAAAAGCCCTAGGGCGTTCTTAAGATCTTTATTGGGATCTATTAATTGTTCTTGCTCCATTTATTTCCTTTAGGTTTGTTTTTTGATATAAACTATGTATCTTTCGTTTGGGGCTGGTTTTTTCTCCCTCTTTCTCATTTATCCAGCCCCTTTTTATAAAGGCCGTCTAATTCTTGTATAAGCTCTATATGTCTTCTGTTTTTCTGATCGTTTATCTTTTTAACCATTGGCTCTATTCGATCCATGTAATATGGGTTAGGGCAATGATGTATCTGGTTGGCGATGTTGGTTATCTGCAGAATAGGAACCTTGGCAAGTTTAGACATTTGTACATAAGAAGCACCAAATATATCGTGTGCAACAAGGATATGTATGCGTAGCTCATCTACTCGTAAATCAGTCCATTCGTTCAAGATTTGCCTTTCTCCTTTAATGTGTCTATTTCCTCGGTAAGGACATCTATTTTATCAGAAAGAAGGTTGATTCTTTTAGCAACTCTCTTTCGATATACTATGTAAATAATCAATAAAAGAAGTGGTATCTGAACCATTAGTTCCCCACTATTTTCATAAATGTTTGATGCCATTTATCACATTCTTCTTCTGAGGGGATTGTATTATTCTTCTCAAGCCAAGCCCAAAGCTTAGAAAACGTCTCAGTTTTCCATGGATCATCTGTCTTTAGGAATCTACAGAAAGCCTGATAACTAATGCCTATATCCTTGGCGTGTTGTGTTATTGATTTTGGATTCTTCTGCATCACTTTCCAAGCATGTTTACGCAACATTTCCTTGGATTCATTAAAAAAGAACTTTTCTTCATCAGTCATATTTTATCTTTCAAGGCACACTCTCGTACCATATTAAATTCTTATGTTTTTTGTCACTCGAGCATTTCAAGTTATGTTTATAGTATATAGATAAAATAAGTTATGTAAAGTACTTGACAGTAATATATAGTAATGTATAATAAAAAAGATGAAAGATAAGTTTAATTCTATAAGAGGGAATAACGATGGAAAGAGAATACGCAACGGCATTAGAAGTACAGCAATTACGCGATGATCTTGAGGATCTTAAAAATAAGGTTGATAAAATGAAGAAGATAGAGCCTGAAGTAAAACATGATTGCGATTGCCCGCTTTATAGCTGTGAAGATCCAGAGGATTACGAAGCTTGTGCTTGTGGTAAATCATTTGAGGCCAAGGTGCTTGCTAAAGTAGATGAAATTAAGAAACAACAAGTAGCAGCTAAGTATCTTGACCAGGAAGCACAACGTCATTTAGATATGGCAGCAGATGCACGTAGTGAATATAATTGCGTAGAAGAGGCGTTACGAACGCTTAAAGCAGATCTATTAAAGATGTTGGGTGAGTGATGAAGAAGATAATTAAATATGCTGACGGTAGTGAGCATTACGAAGGCTGTGATTACCATGAGATACAGCTTGATTCTGGGGCTATAGCTTTTTCAGGTATATGTGACTGTGGTATTAATGGTCTTAATATCTCTAACATACGTTTTATTGATAGAGATGGTAGGGATTTTACCAAAGATATTGTTGAGGATTTAAACAATGATAAAGAGTTCCTGCAAGAGATAATAGATCTATGGGGTGAAAAACCTAAGCGTTTATAAATTCCCACGGTGGGAAGTAGTAGGTCTTACTCTGACTTACTTATTGTAGACAACGAAAACCCCCATCGCAAATCAAGGACAGTGAGGGTTTCCATTTATGGTTGCATTTTTATCTTCATTTGTTCATATTGGCTTAAATTTTAAAACTCGTAACTTCCCGGAAACGAATCAATCAAAGGAACCAAATGACAAACATAATGAAAGACTTTAAGGATATTATCTGGATAGAAGGCGAACCGCATTATGAAGATTGTTCTATAAACAAAAACGGTAACTGTGATTGTGGGATATCAACCGAAGAATCCTTGATTTTTAAGATTAAAGCAGAATCAAAAGCTATGCGCTTTTTTGATAAAACGGTTACAGATAGTTATAGCACTTACGCAGCAGCTTTGAATTCTAAAAACAAAGCTCAATTGAAAATTGAAGCGCTTAAAGCAGAGCTAATTAAGTTGTTGGAGTCTTAAAAAAGGGGAGCCGTTGCTCCCCCATGAGATAATAAATGCGCTTTTAATTTTCTATAGAAGCATCACCTTTATCTGTTCCAGTAGGACCATCGCTTCTAGAATCGCCACTATCTATAGTTGCCCGTACAGGAAGATGCATAGCGCTAAAAGCGAATACAGTCATTAGGGTTAAAGCAAGATAGAACTTCATGTTATTTTCCGGTGCTGTGATCATAACTGCCCTTATCAGAGCTGCTATCCCAGCCACCATCTTGTTCAATAGGACCAGCGTTAATCAAAGCTGCCATAGCAAATACAAATGCTACCAAAGCGCCAAGAAATATCTTTTTCATGAGGACTCCTTCGAAAGAGTTTTAAAAAAAATGAAATACAACTTCGGCTAGAATAGTCATCGCTTTAAGAAGTGCAAGCACATGACAAATGGGATAACAGGTATAAAAATTAAAATATTTTAAAAATAATTTAGGGCACTTTTCAGCACCCTAATTATGTAAAGAAAAAGCCATTCGAAGAGCCTTTTCAAAGAATTTTTTATTGATCTCAAGAAAGATATCTCTCGGATCTTTCTCCCTTTAATGCATTTAATACTAGCTATTTTCATCTTTTAAGTGCATTTTAGTTCCAAATTTTTTAACCGATTCACGCCCTGGAAAGTTTGAATCAACTAGGAGAACAAAATGCCAAACATAAACAAGATGATGACAAAAACAACGAGGTATTTCAAATGCTGAACCGAGGAATTCAAGGATCTAACGATCAATCAATTCAAGGAACATGCATGCAATCTATACCCAATCTTCATTCATGTCAAGAATTAATTAAAAATAAATCGCAAGAAGTTAACAAATTAGTTGTTACACACAAACCATGTCCTAATAGAATATTTAAATACGTCTTTAAACCACTGCATGAAGATTTCGAAAACAATCTAGTATGGGCTGTAGAAAAGTACCTAACGCCATGCGCTCAATGGTTACTTATATATATCATTAAGCGTAGAAGAAATGGTACTGATGTATGGGCTGGACAGACTTATCTCGGTGAACATGTTTTGCCAGGAAGCGGTTACTCACGCTTTACCATACTCAGAGCAGCAGCCGAACTTGAAAGTTATGGCCTTATAGCAAAATATTACCGTCATTGGCAGACCTGCTTGTATGAAGTTAGAGAAACCTTAAAACAAACCCACATTATTAAACTTTTAGGGAAAAGATTGAGCCTCTGGTACGAGGGGTTTAAGTCGATGTTTACTGGAAAAGTCACACTAGTAGTTAAAGAGGATTATTTAACGGTAGTTATATCTAACTTACTTCTAAGAATAGCTCAAAACAGTAAAAAAGGTTCCAAATGGGTAGAGGGAGTTTACTTTCCTCAGCGATTCGAGAAGGACGGTAGCGATTACCAAGTTAAGCCTAAGCCAAGAAGCGCTAACCGCGCTGAACATTACAAAAAAGGGGGTAGCTATTCACCAAACTACTATCAACAACCAACAGTGATTCGTGAAGACAAAGATGCTAAGAAAAAGATCATTGTTCTTGTTGAAGAAAAACACAAAGAAACTTACTATGCCAGCGATGTGAGAAAGAAAGTGCCTTGGATGGATGGATTTATCAAAATGTGTGAATCCAGAGCTGAGTTACAAAAAAACCCCCAATTGCGCGCGGCCCCCTTAATGGAATAGAAATAAAGCTGGTAACTGAGTAGAAAGCGTGATAAAGTGCGCTCGGTTAGTTAGGAGTTGGGGTAGATGAAATGGAACTAAAAAGTTTTGAGAAATATCTTGAGAAGCGCCTTACCAAACAAGAGATAACAAAAATGAAAAAAGATGAGATACCTCCAGAAGCTTTAAAATGGCTTAAGAACCAGGAACTGAAAACAAAAGCTGAAAGAGCTTCATCGATAGGAAGTAGACATGGTAAGGTAATTCCTCGAGCTAAAGGCGCAGTAAAATCTAAAGCAACTTTCTGTCTTGATACCGTTGCTGTTGAACAACTTAATCAAATATATATCCAACGTTTAAAGGATTATCAAAAATCGGATAGGTCGTCTTTGATCTGTGAAGCAATTTCTTTATTGTATGCAATGGAACAAGAATCTACATCTGTTGATCCTTATGGGGATGATTAAATGATATCACAGGAAATGCTTCCCCAGGCGGCTTTGAAATGGGCTGATGACAAAATGAAAACATACACAGGCAATAAAAGTTATGAAGAACAGAGACTTGTTTATGCACAACAATGGATAGCCCAGTATGAAGATGAGTATGAATTAGAAAAAGGGAATGATCATCGATTAACATTACGAATTCCCCAACAACTATTAAAGCAAATAGATGATGTTAGAAATAAACGTGTAGGTAAGATTTCAAGAACTTTGTGGATTTTAGAGTTAATAGATAAAGAATTGGGAAGAAAAAAATGATGAGTAGAGAAATAGAATTAGAACATTTAGAGGCAACATTGGAAGAAGCAATAAAGGATTTGTTGTTTCTAGCAGAGCTAGAAGGTAAAGATAAACACAAGAAACTGAGAATGCAAAATCTCTTAATAGCAGCTAATAACATAAATGATTTCCATGCTAAAGAAGCATGTGATACTTTAAGAAGAGTGGCAAATAGGGTGCAAGAAGTAAGTAAACCTAAAAAAGGAAGTAAATGCCAAGAATAAACATAAGAGACCTCGGTAATACAGATGCTTGGGGCAATGAACTCACCGAAGCACAGAAGAAAGACTTCATGTTTCTTTTAGATAACGTTCTTGCAGCAGAGACCATTCTTGCGGCAGCAGTAAAACGTTTAGGCGAGTGTCCACACAAAGAAGAAGCTAACGGAAGAGCAAGATAATGTTTTGGAAGAAGAGAATAGAAACAAAAGTAAAAAACTATTCTATAGATATACGTTTTATCGATGATACATGGATAAAGGGTGCATGTACCGAAGAGGTAAAGCTAAAATTTATTAAAATGCTAAGGCATAGAGAAGTTTTTGGCGGTTGTTTTTTAGAAGGTCCAGAAGGAGGGAATGTGCAACTGATAAATTTAGCAACGGTTAAATGGATAAAATTCACTGAAGAGAAATAACCATGTGGAATAAGGAGAGATTTAAAGACCCTACAACCGTAAACGCTAGAACACCACAACAACAACCCAAAGAATCCGTATTACAACAACATCCCTTTGCGCAAGATCTTTCACTACCACCAGCAAAAGTAATAAAAGAAGAATTTTTTAAAGCGCAAACAAGAAGACTTGTAAATCAAAACCCACGTCAGTATCCTGATCATAGCGGTTGTACAAACTATTGGTGCGCTCATGCAGTAGGGTCTCATGCTTCATCCTTTGCTGAATACACTGCCATCCTTAATGCACGTTACGAGGGACGACAACTTGCTGATAAGCAACGGAGACTAGCAGATTCACTCTTAGACTAATTTAAAAGGAGGTAAGGGTATGAATTCACCGGAACAAGAAAAAGATATAGCTACGGTCAAATTTATCGTTCCAGGGGATCCTGTATCATTGGACCGTGCTCGGTATGGTAGGGGGAAGGATGGAACAGCTCGGATTTATGATTCTCAACGTGATGAAAAACTAATGGTGGGTATCACTCTACGATCACAAAATGGAGACCGAGAACCTATAGCCGTACCTATCTATCTCGATATCACTTTCTATTTCAAAAAACCACGCGGGTTTAAAGCTCTTTCTCTTTGGAAGACTTCGAGACCCGATACTTCTAACCTGCTAAAGTTCTACGAAGACGTTGGTACAGAAGCCGGACTCTGGAAAGACGATTCCTTTATTGTAAAAATTACAGCACAAAAAGTGTACGATGACAATCCACGTACTGAATTCTATGTGTGTCCGATAATCATTTAAGGTAGTTATGACAAAGAAAAATAATCAGGCTAGCACTTATTTGGAAGAAATTCCCAAGGACTGCTCCTATTTAGAGAGGCTTGAGGAGATATCGTTCTTGAATTATCCAGGCAAGGAAGATTGGCGTAAACGCCTCATGCATACCATGCTCAGAAGCGCAGATGATGAGCTGATAGAGACGGTAGTGGATTTTTGTCATAAATACAAAATACCGAGAAGAACTTTGTTGTTGTGGGTAGAAAAGTATCCAGAACTTAAAGAGGCTTATGTGATCTTTAAGATGCTGTTGGCTAATAGAGATATTAAAGGGGCTAAAAGACGTTTGTTTGATAAAGATGTTGTCTTTAAGTATCTACATCGTCTTGATGAAGAATGGGATGATATAGATAAACGCTGGGCAGCGTTAAAAGCTATGGACGCACCAGAAGAAGCAAAAGGTATTAAGGTGGTATATATACCAGCAACACCAGATACCGGTATTAAAGCAAGCAGTGAGCTAAAAGTAGAGGAAGGGAAATGAGTATGGATATGTCGGATAAGATCGAAATAGTAAAAATACAAAAGCAATTATCAGGACTTAACATAACTTTAGAACGTATAGCAGGAGCGCTAGAGTCAATAGAGAGAATTCAGCGCTGTGACCATTTAGATTGTAAACACCTAAGACTACAAGGTGAAGAGATAAAATGCGGAGGCTGTGAGAGTAGTTTAAAGGAGCATGGATATGTTTGAGACATGGAGAGCTTTTATAAATGGTAAGAAGATGGCAGAAGCTGAAGTTTTAGAGCTTAAAAGACTTTTGACCAACGCAGTAGACGAGTTAGAAGCTAAGAAAGAACGCATTGAAATTTTAGAGCTTGAGGTCAAAAGAGCACGCGAGAAGATAGAGATCTGGAAAAAGCATCAAAAGGCTAAGGTAGAGTTAGAGCTAAAAAAGACTAAGAAAAGTCCTGGAAGACCTAAACGACAATGAACGTAGAAAACCAAATAACCCTTGACCAGTTTAAACCACGCTTTTACCAGCAGATTATTCTTGATGCATGGGAGAATAAAGGGTATCGCAAGATCCTATACGTTTTAGGACGTCGGTAGCGGCAAAGATTACTTGGCCTGGAACATGGCGATACGCCAATGCCTTACAAAGACATGTTTAGTTCTCTATTGTCTTCCAACTTATAATCAATGTAGAAAGGTAATTTTCGATGCTATTGCAATTGACGGGACTCGGTTTCTTGATCTTATTCCTTCTGAGCTTGTGTCTAATATCAATGCTACAGAGCAAAAGATAACGTTTCATAACGGTTCTATACTTCGCCTTATAGGTGCTGATAGCTACAACACGTCCCTTGTTGGTACCAATGCCCAAATGATTATCCTTTCTGAAGCTTCCTTGATGCAACTTGAATCAGTATACGCTTACGCTAGACCAATATTAGCGGCTAACGGCGGCACAATACTTGTGTTTGGAACCCCCAGGGGAAAAAATGCATTCTGGCAGATGTGGAAAACGGTACAGACATTCCCTGATTGGTTTGTCTTACGTATGGGTGCTTCTGAAACGCACCATATGAGCGACGAGGTTCTCGCACAAGAGCGGTTAACTATGTCGGACGAGTTGTATGCCCAGGAATACGAAGTGTCGTTTGACAAGGGCGTAGAGGGCCAGATTTATGGTAGGGAATTACAGAAGGCTCACCTTGAGGGTCGTATAGGGTATTTTCCTCATCAACCACAGTTACAAACTCATTTGGCAATTGATATAGGCGTACGTGATGAAACAACGTTGCTTTGGTTTCAGGTAACGCATGAGGGTAATGGTACGATCTTTATTATCGATGCTTATAGCAATACTAATATGGGTATAGATCATTATGCGCAGGTGATCCAACAGAAGCCCTATCGTATGGGTAAATATTTTGCTCCCCATGATCTAGCGGTTCGGGAGTGGGGGGGCGGGGCTATTACGCGCTATGAGAAAGCAGCCCAACTTGGTATAGACTTGGAGATACTTGAACAGATAGATGTCGTTGATGGGATAGATAATGTTAAGGCTATGTTTCCACGTATTCACATCAATGCTGAAAAATGTAAACGCTTTATTGATTGCTTAGAGAACTATCATCGCGAGTGGGATGAGACGAAGCAGATACATAAACCTAAGCCTGTTCACAACTTTGCTAGTAACTACGCAGATTCACTACGTTATCTTTGTATGGCGTTACCTAAGACACAGCGTGGTATGACACCGGAAGAGTTTGATAGAAAGCATGCTGAGGCGCTTTATGGTGCTCAGAATGGATTACCTAAATGGATGGGTTTTGACCCGCGTTATGATCGGAGATGATGACTATTCAATGTTATAAATGTGGCTGTTTATGGAAGGAAAAAGATAAGTGGTTTGAAATTCAGACAGCACAAAAACTTTTACATCCACATATTGTTTGTGAAAAGTGTCATGAAGTATTTATAGATTTATGTAACGTGAAACGAGATGCGATTTTTAGGAATTTCTTTCGAGACGCGGTAATGCGAAGATCAAAAAGGAAAGATCATCCTGAAATAGGCGATGTTTTTGGAGTTTTTACAATAATACAAGATGTCCCTAGAGAATTATGGAAAAATCCCAAAGAAGTAGAATATGTTATTAAGTGTGATAAAGGTGGTATACATCAACGGCAATATAGAAGTTTTGCTTATCAGCCTGGTGGGTTTTGTTCATTTTGCGTTTGGGAGGATGCACGACTGAAAAATCCAAATTTGAGGAAAAAGCCAATTTTTCAGAAAATTTTAGATTTGGAGATATTTGGCGACTGGAAAATAATAAAAAAAATTAGGTCTGGCGAATTTGGAACGACTTGGTTTGAGTGTATATGTAATTGTTGTGGGGAAAAAAAAGAGATTACATCAACCAGCATAAGGAAGAATAAGATTCCTGATTGTGCTAAAAAGAAAAGATTTAAAGTCTACGGATATGACGTTGATAAATATTGGGAAAAAGTAATACGCACGGAAAGAGTAGATAGAGACGCATGAACAAGGCAGGGAGGATAGTATATAAATAATATCTAACACTCAATGGATGGGATTTGACCCGCGTTATGATAGGAGATGATGAATAATCCTCGTATTGCAGAAATAGGTAGAGCTAATGCAGGAATGTATCTGAGATGAGGCATTCGAAAATGATATACAAACTTATAAGTATTGGATAAGATAAAGCGTCGGTTGCAGGTTTTACGTGTGCACGCGTAGAAAAGGTTGATGACGTCATTCATCCCTGCAACTGGCTGTCTTCTACTATCGGAGACGATGATGATTAAATGCATTCATTGTGATAAATGTAATTACCGTTTACATGAAGAAAAAGAAGACTTCTCAGTTGGATTATTAGAGAAATATTCCCAAAAAAGAGAACGACCCATATTCTAAAATAATATCTAACACTCAATTCCATATGATAATTTTGAGACTTAGCATGAGCTGTGCTATGACAATTTATCATTTAAGAAAGGAATGAGTATGTTGACACCGACCCAGCAGTTAGATGAAAAAGTCTTAGCTTCTAACGATTATAGCGCTATAAAACGTAAAATAGATCGTGATTACACCGTATGCCGTGCTGATTGGCAGACCTTTTGGACTGAATCAATGATCGATGTCAGACTTGAGGCCGGCGACACCTCATTGATGGGTGAACTTAACTCAGATTTTATCTTTAACGGCCGTCAGCAGTGGTTCTTTAATAGAGTTCGTCCCTTGTTGAATATGGTCTCAGGGCATCAACGTCGTTCGCGCAAATCGACCATAGTTGTTCCCTTGGAGAATGGTGATCAACAGACGGCTGATCAGTTTTCTAAGATCCTGTTAAATATATACAAAAGGGAGAATGTCTATGAAACTCTCTCAGAAGCATTTCATCAAGGCGCTTGCATTACTGGCCTTAATTTACTGCATGTGTATCTCGACTTTCGCACTGATCCAGTTAATGGTGATGTTAAGGTAGAAAATTTGCCTTTTTCGTCGTTCTATATCGATCCATACTGGAAAAAACAAGATCTTAGCGATTGCTCCTTCGTTTGGCGGCGTTCTTATATTACATATGGCGCTGCCATTTCCCTTATGCCTCATAAAAAAGATGAGATTTTAGGGCTTGCTAACCGTGATATTAAAGCTGGTAACGATATGCGTTTCCAATACATGCCTGAATCATATTCAATGTCTCAAAAGAACCGTGTCGCTTACGATGAGTACTACTACCGTGATTATCGTGAACAAAAGTTACTCGTTGATAAGGAATCGGGTGAGACACTAGATGTATCTCATAAAGAAGATATCGATATCGATCGTTTCCTTTCTGAAAACCCACAAGTGATATTAGTTAAGCAAGACATACCAACCGTACGACTAGCGATCATGATGCAAGATCATGTTATGTACGACGGACCGCAGCCAAGTGGTTCTGATTCATTTCCCTTTGTTGCAGTTATTGGGTTCTTTTCTTCGATGATGCCAAATTTCTATAATCGTATTCAGGGTATAGCACGTTCATTACGTGATCCTCAAATGCTTTTGAACCGTCGCATGATCCTTTCTGCAGACCTTTTGGAATCGCAAGCTAACTCTGGTTGGATTTTTAAAGAAGATGCTGTTATTGATTTAAAGCATTTAAAAATGACTGGTGCTGGACGCTTAATCCCTGTTAAGAAGGGTTTTAACCCAGCTACTGATATTATACCCATCGTTCCTCCTCAAATTCCACCTTCCTTTTTCCAGCTACAGGAATCATTCGGTAAAGAGCTAAACATGGTCTCTGGTATCAATGAGGAACTTCTGGGTTCGGCGATCGACGATAAGGCTGGAATTCTTGCTGCGCTTAGACAAGGTGCAGGACTCACAACACTCCAACCACTCTTCGATCGCCTTAACCTTTCTCAGAACCTTTTGGGTAATCTGATAATGGAATTTGTTCAAAAGAACTACACGCCAGGAAAAGTTAAACTCTTTTTGGAAGGAGAGGAGCCTGCTCCGCTCTTTTATAACAAGTCGTTTGGTAAATATCACTGCATGGTTGAAGAGGGCTTTAATACCGAGTCTCAAAAGCAGTTAGAATTCGCACAGTTAATGCAACTTAAAGAGCTTGGTTATAATATTCCTCCTAAGCAGATGATTAACGCTGCTACCTTGCAAAAGAAAGACGAACTTGTACAGGCCATGGAGCAAGCCGAACAACAAGCTCAGCAAGCACAAATGGCACAAATGCAAGCAGAGGTACAAGAATCACAAGCACGTACGGAACTTGCTCAAGCTAGAAGTATTGCTGATCGAGGGTTGGGGTTAGAACGCGCTTCCAGAGTTAATGAGAATGAACAACTTGCTCAAGAACGTAAATCTCAGGCACATAAGGAAGATATGGAAGCGCTTCTTAATTTTGTTAAGGCAGCTAAAGAGATAGAAGGTCTTGATTTCCAACATCTAAGTCAACTTGTTAGCATGCAAAAAATTATGAAAGAAACAGAATTAGTCGGGGCGATTCCCGTAGGCAAGGAGCCTGTGGCTTCTAAGCCAAAAGCCAAAACATTATCTGAAAGGATGTAGTTATGGAAAATGTGACACAAGCAACGCTTACCGATGCAGTTAAGCAATTAACCGCACTCATTTTAGGGCAACTAGTAACGCATAAAGTAAAAGGTGCAGATCTTATATCTAAAGGCGTTGATATAACTGCTGAAATTATAGAAAATACTTCAGCAATTGTTGAATTGCTTAAGACATTAGCACCTCTTTTGTTGCAAGCCTTTGAGGCAATTAAGCAATGGCTCGTTTCTGCCTATGGTCATCTTGTTGAAGCTTGGGAATGGGCCAAAGATCTATGGCATAAGATTTTTGGATGATCGTGAAACTAGTCATAATCTTATTTTTTGTTTTCTGTTCAGGATGTGGATTGCTTAAGGAAGATAAAACCTTAGGTTATCCACACCAAATAGAAGATATTGAGGAACCTCATGAAAAAGATAGACCAGCTCAAGAAGCGTTATAAAAAAGAAGAAGTGCGTCACGATAAGGCATATGAAAAAGAGAATACGCTTCATGAGAAGCGTCATTGGAAAGAAGAACAAGAAGCCTTGGAAACAGGCAAGAAGGTAAAGAGAAAAAAAAAGAAATGAAGTATTTATTATACGTATTAACGGTATTGTTCTTGGCGTTTTCAGCTTGTAGCAAAGAACCAACTGCGCATGAAAAAAAGATTGCACAAGACAAGTGCATCTATGACATGCTCCTTGAAGAAGAACCCGAAATAGAATAGTTAGAGGATTTTATTAACCCTTGCGTATCCGTAATGGATGTACGCAGTTACTATGAAAGGCCATACCATGGTCAAACGTTATCACGATGCAAAAGCAATGATTACTGAACAACCAGGCAAGACATGCAACCTTCCTGAAGGTATAGAGGTCCGTGAGATTGGTAAATCTTGGAGCGGAATGGGCGGAGAAGTTCGCGATCTGTACAACTGCGTAGAACAACAAATGAGAACAGATGAAGCAGATCTTCGTCGTCTTACGAGCGTAAAGAAGTTCTAAAATGCCAGGACAAATACGCCCTAACAAGAAAGCAACTAAGATAGCTTATGAAATCTTAAAGACACCTAAAAACCAACAGCAAGATAAGATGAAGAAGCCTTCTCAGATTACTATTCTTGAATGGGATAAAGACTCTCAAGTTAAGTATTAGAGGTTTATATGCCTAAGAAGAAAATACTTAAAGTTAAAAAGGGCTATAAAGAAGAAAAAGTTATGCATGAATTCAAAGAAGGAGAATTGCATAGCGGATCTAAGAAAGGCCCCAAAGTTAAAAACCGTTCGCAAGCTATTGCGATTGCTCTCGCCGAGGCTCGTAAAGCTGGCGAGAAGGTAAAACCTAAAAAGAAACGCAAATAGGGACTGACTTTCTCCTTTTTCATCACTCCTTTTACCTCTCACAAGGGTTAGCAGATTTTCTCTTGTGGGAGGTTTGCTTTTTGTATAGATTGTAAGCATCTAAAGGAGGCTGGTTGCTAGCCGACTAGCTTAAAAGGAGATTATATGGACAAACAGTCATGGAATATAGCGTACGATAAGGATAATATCGCGCAGTATCGCGCTAACGTTGAGAAAGACTTATCTGATAACATTCGCAATGTTATTGTAAGGGCTCAAGCCTTACCTTCTTTTAAGAATACCGATTTTTATATAGTCATGTTGATGGAACCGGCAACGTTGGGTACGCCGCCACGCACCTATGTCAAAGCTTTATCTTATTGTCCTCGACCTGAACAACAACAAACGGTTTGGAAGTATCACTATAAAACTGAGGGCTTAGAATTCCTCTGGTCGATACCTAATCGCTTACAGTATTATCAAATAGTGGCCAATCCCCAGGAATATCTGTCCAAAGGAGAAACAGCAGCATTAGCTAAAACGGTTCTTTTGATGGAATCTGGTGAGCTTTGGCAATGGGTCTTACGAGAGAATGAAAATTTACATAAGGAGATTTAATGGAAGAGCTAGAAAAACAAACTAACCCTGAATTATCTACATCTGATGCCCAAAATACTCCTGAAATATCAGCACCACCGGCTGATCAGGAGAAGAAAGACCGTGAATATAATTTTAGGGTTATGCGTCAAAGGGCCGAATCAGCCGAACGTCGGGCACAAGAGCTTGAACAAGCAATGCGTCCTCAACAACAAACCAATGAAGATGACATTGGCGTAGAAGACGATGGCATCGTAGAAGGTAAGCACCTACGTAAATACTCTTCTTCAGTTAAAGAGATGAAGAAAGAACTTGAACAGACCAAAAAGCAACTTGAAGCGTTAAATAACGTCTCTTCAGAATCATACCTACGTGCTAAATTCCCTGACTTTGAGCAAGTAGTGACAGATGAGAACCTGGAAAAGCTTTCACGCGCAGAACCTGCCCTTTATAGATCTATCCTTTCCAATCCAGATCTAAAGGACAAAGGAGAGACTGCTCGTAAAGCAATTATAGCCTTTGTGCAACCTGGTAAATTTGACCAACAAGAGAAGAAACTTGAAAACAATATGAATAAGCCACGAAGTGCATCTACGGTTGCCCCGCAGGCATCTGATTCGCCTTTGTCACGTGTAGGCGATTATGACCGTCGTGTTTACACAGAATCACAGAAAAAAGAGATGTATAAGGAAATGATAGCGGCTAAAGCGCGCATGGTATAAAATAGAGTGATATGTGTAGCGGACCGGTAAAGATTAACTGCCCAGTTATTTTCCTGGTCCGTTTTTTTATTGTCTAAACCTTAAATTATACTTTATAGTAGTTATGCCTGTATGTGATTCGGCACCACAACTTCGCCTGTACGAGATTCGGCATCTCATTGGACGTACTTAGAGAATCCGTCCACCTCTTCACAATATTTATTCCATGTTTTGGAGTATCCTTATGATAACTACTACGGATACGCTTCCTGCGCAAGTGCAACAACATTTTGATGATAGGCTTCTTTCAGTAAGAACCCCTAATCTCATTCACGGTGTTGCTGCTACGCCCAAGATGCTTCCTAATAAGGGTGGTAAAACATTGCGCATGAGTCGCTATGACCGCCTTCCTACGTTCCCAGTACCCCTCGGCACATCTGGTGCTACACCTCCAGCAGTGCAACCCACACGTAATGACATAGATGCTACAGTTAGTTTCTTTGGGCAATTTATTGCGTGTAACCAACAAGTCACTCTACAGAATCAAGATCCAGTATTAAATTCATTTTGTGAATTATTGGGTCTTTCTCTTAAGATGACTGAAGACCAGATCACTCGTGACTGTATGAATTCCACAAGTTCAGTTTATAACTGTACAGGTGGTAATAACGGTGATTTGCCTACAAATATGTCTCTCTCTGACTTTGATGAAGTAACTTCAACACTCATGACAAATGATGCTTGGATGATACTTAATTCACAAGAAGGTGAAGACAAATTTGGAACAGGTCCTGTAAGAGATGCGTTTTTAGCTTTGGGTCATACCAAATTGTCTAAAGATTTTAATCAATTACAAGGTGCCATTCCTAAATGGAATTACCCAAACACCAATGACACATTGTCATCTGAATGGTGTAGCGTTAATAACGTACGTGTATTGTTGTCTTCAGTAGGCTCAGTAGATGTTACTTCTTCACGTCTCGGTAACGATGTTTACAACGTCTTTATTCAAGGTATGGAGTCAGTAGGTATTGTTCATCAAGACAATTTCACTGCACGTTATTTGTATCGTCCTCCAGTATTTAGTGATCCTTTGTTTCAAAATTTTACTATCGGTACAGTTTTCTGCACCGTTAGCAGAATTTTGAATGACCTTTGGATTACAAAAATGCGCGCAACATTACGATAAGGAGATACAATGAGCGTAGTTTTTTCTGGAACATGGTCTGATACCTTTACTTCTACTGGTGTCGCTAGATTTATCCCACTTCCTGCCGGTGTAGACTGGATGGAAGTTCGTAATGAAAGTGTTTTGAATGCTCCTACAGCTGCTAGTGGCGGTATTTTTTATTGGAGAAAAAACACAACACAAGGTCGCGGTACAGTTGAGACCGTTACAGGCGGATTTGGTAATGCACTTGTACCATCTCAAATAGCTGCAAATCTTGGTTTCTTTTGGCTTGATACAACTTTAAATACCCTTGGTCCTGTTGTTGCTACAACTGGTATTGCAGGCGGTGGTGTGCCTCCTGTTGTATCCGCTACAACGGTCGGAATGGTTGCTAACTCAACTATTGTCAGAATGTATTCTGCGGTAGGTGCTTTGCAACTTGGCGGTATGGACTTTACTGTTAATGCTGTTAATGCTGGTGACTTTACACTTGCACATATGCCAGCAATAGCTGCTGCAACACCTGGTGCTGGTAGCTATCGCATTGTTCCTTTTGTGCCTTATTTTTATCCTTCAACACGTTATATCACTAAGATTTCACAAGC